GCTTCACACTCGTCACCCTCCTGGGGCCGGTTCAAGAAGAGGTAAGCCCCTACTGCGACCAGAACCATACAGAACATCATGACGACGACAATGATCATTTTGTTTTATAGTATACTACGTTTTTTTTACTGATCATCAACCTCTTCCTCCTCTTCGACATCGACATCGACATCATCTTCATCAGGGAGATCGAGACCCTTGAAGGCAAAGGAGGGGAGCTTGGCAGACTGCTCGAGGAGGGTCTGCTGGAGACGGATCGTCACACCGAACTTGTTATCGATGAACCAGATCTGGTTGAGGTCGACGATAGCCATACACTTCTGACCCTTCTCGATCGTGTCGAGAGAGACGGGCTGCTTCTGCATCGAGTACGCTTCGGGAACGAACTCGCCATCGGGCTTCGTGAGGATCTTGAGCTTGATGGTAGAGGGGTACTGCTCCTTACCGGGGCGAATCATAGGCTTGTAGAGTGCTTCCTTCAGTACAGCGACATTGAACTCCTTACCGAGCCACTCCTTAGAGTTCTTGGCGACGGTGTCTACGATGATGTCATCGAGTTCCTTGAGCTTGTCGTGAAGCTCCATCGCCTCGGTGTTATCAGGGTCGAAGGAGAGGTCGAGGGAGTAGGAAGTGCGTCCCGTACCCTCATCAGTGAAGGCACTCAGCCCGTAGGGGGAGCGCATGAAGGGGAACTGAATGTAGATCTTCTTGTTGTCACCGGCGTTGAGGTAGACGGCTTTACCGCCATTCTTGTTCTTGCGAAGTTTCGAAAACTGCACAGAAGCAGGAGTAAATTCGGTGGATTGCTGGATAGTGAGCGACATTGTTTGTTGGTTATATCTATACTAGGGGGCTTGACTTTAAGTCAATTTTTTTGTTGACATATATCAAAACTAATCATGGGTCTTTTTAAAGATTGTGGTTGCGGATGCAACGGTAAGAAGCAGGAGGAGAAGTTCATCATCTCGGTGATCTCTGGTCTGACTTTCTTCATCGTCGCCAACCCAGAGACATTTCGTCTCGTCAGGCGGGTCCTAGGCCCCGCGATTGCTACCCCCACAGGGTGCCCCTCTACCCTGGGGCTTCTTGTGCACACTGTCGTCTTTATCCTCATCGTGTGGGGTATGATGAACATAAAGAAGGAGAAGAAGGTTGTGGCTGGTTGTGGCTGCAATGGTGCCAGTAAGACCAAGGGTAAGAAGGTGGTTGTCCCTATGGCCGAGGCTCCTGATGCAAAGCCCGGTTTTGCGGAACCTCAAATCAAACTCGAGGATACTGGGCGCAAACTTGAGCCCATGTCTGTTTCCGTCGATGGTAACCTCTTTTAAAAATCTTCATCGAAACCAATTTCGTCCGACGTATCATCCATCTTCCCGTAATCCCCAACTCGTTTTTCAAAAAAGTTTGTCTTCCCATCCAGACTAATGTTCTCCATGAAATCAAAAGGGTTCTTTGAACCCCAAATTGGAGGCTGACCTATCTGTTTGAGAAGACGATCAGACACATACTCGATGTATTCGGACATCTTGTCCGAGTTCATACCTATGAGATTACAAGGTAGTGCATCCAAAATGAACGCCTTTTCAATCTCCACCGCTTCTTTGATGATAGAGTGAAGTACCTCCGCGGAGGGTTTGTTTCTAAGTAATTTGAAGAGTTCGATGGCAAACTCTTGGTGAAGTCCCTCATCTCGGGAGATGAGTTCGTTACTGAAACAGAGACCAGGCATGAGTCCTCTCTTCTTAAGCCAATAGATGGCACAAAAACTTCCAGAAAAGAAGATACCCTCCACACAGGCGAAAGCGAAGAGGCGTTCCGCAAATGGGCGGGACTTGTCGAACCATTTCATAGCCCATTTTGCCTTTTTTTCTATGCATGGCACGGTTTGAATCGCCTCGAAGAGTTGCTTCTTTTCCGCACCATCCTTGATGTATTTGTCAATCAACTTGGAGTAGGTCTCACCGTGAACCATCTCATTGTGAGACTGGTAAGCATAAAACGATCGCCCCTCAGAGATTTGGACCTCATCAGCAAAGTTATTATTGATATTTTCAAAAACAATACCATCAGATCCGGCAAAAAATGCTAGTACATACTTGATAAACTTTTGTTCGTTATCATTCAGGGTCTTCCAATCCTCGAGATCTTTAGAGAGATCCACCTCCTCAGCGGTCCAATTGGACATTTGAGCTTTCTTGTAGAGTTCCCAAAGTTCTGGATATTTCAGGGGAAAGACGGTGAACCTGTTGAGTGTTGGAGCGAGAATTGGTTCGTATTCATCTTCTATGTAGTCTTGAAAATCAAAGTATGTTCCGATGTGACGTCCATCAATAGATATCTGAGGATATGTTGATGCTCCTGGACCACAAATTTTTTTGAGTTCCTCTTTGTCCACCATAATTTTTTCATAGTCCAGTCCTTCTGTATCACACAGGTTTACCGCGTGGTCACAGTATTGGCATCCATCCTTCGAATAAATATTAACTTTCATCTGTGATATTATCCCTGATTATTTTTTGTCGAAAAACTCTAAGCATGATTGTGCCCTCCGAAATAATTCAAGACGATATAGTCAAACTATTTGTAAACGAAGACGGTGTAGAAGACGAAATGTACGGGGTTGTTGGGATGAATACTGGCCTGACCCTTGGTATCTATTATCTCAACCCGACTGAATCGTTCTACAAGTCTGCGTGTGTCTATAAACTCGAAAAGAGTGAACTTTCTCCCGCACCATACGAGAGTGTGATGGAACACTACCCAAGTGGAACAACTTTTAAGGATCTTGAGATGAAACCAATTGGAACTGATATGTTTGCGTACTACAGTGAAATTGATGTTGAGGATAGTGACAGTGAAATCTACGACGAGAATGAAACCGATTCCGAGATGAATGACTTCATTGTTTCTGATACAGAGATTGAGGGTTCTCCACCACCCGATCACAAGTCGATTGATAAGGCGTGGGCGGAATGGGAACCTTCGACTTCAGGGGGGAAGAAATTCAAAGACACCATCGACATGATCGAGATGCGTGCTCGAAGCCTAAGTGAATAATGCGTTTTATAAAAATTCTAAAAAAAGTTGTTCACATCAAAAACGATGCTGGCAACCATATGGTCCGAATTGGACACCCTATTACCAAAAACTACCGAAGAAAAGTCAGTGAATAGAAATATATGTGACGAATGTTTTGGAATCAAAGTATTTTCCCCAGAAGGATTGCCGACGTGTTCCGAATGTGGTCTCGTTGAAGACCGATTTATTGATGATACCGCAGAGTGGACAAGCGGTGTTACAGATGACGGGAAAGTAAATGATCCATCTAGGTGTGGAAATCCGAACGCAAACCCAGAATTGTTTTCACAACACTGGGGAAAGGGTACGATCATTTCGACACAACATTCTTCAACGTATGAGAATAAACGCATGGCGAAGATAAATTTTCACATGTCTATGAACCACAAAGACAGATCACTTTTCCATGCGTACAAAGATATTGATGAGGCGTGTCATACCCTACCAGAAGTTGTATTGAAAGATGCGAAGATGTTGTATCGTAAATTCAACGACGAAAAATTGACACGAGGTGCTGTGCGTTTGGGGATCAAAGCAAACTGTGTGTTGTATGCCTGTAGGATGGCACAACATCCCCGAACAACGAAGGAGATTGCAGACATGTTTGGAATTCAATCGAAAGATATAAGTCGAACAACCCAAATCTTCCAAGAGAATATTTCCGGGGCGACGAAAAAGAATTACGTGACCAAAGCGTTCGATGTTATGCAGAGGTTGTTAAATTCTTTTAGTGTGACGCGAGAGGAGCGTCTCAAGTGTAACAAAATGTGTGGAGCTACCGAGGACTGTGTAGACTTGATGAGTAAAACACCGAATAGTGTGGCGTCGGCGATTATTTATATGGTTCTTTCACCGAAAGTTACCAAGAGTGAGATGTGTGAAAAATGTTCAGTGTCTGTACCGACATTGAATAAGATTGAGGCGATCATAAAAAAACACTTAGAGGTTAAAGCCTGATTGTAATAAAATGACGAAGCTGTTCCTCTCGACACCCTGTTATGGCGGACTGTGTCTCGAGAAGTACATGTCCAGTATCATTAAACTTCAACTCCTCCTGATCAAAGAGGGTATCCAATTGTATCTTGACACGACCGAGAATGAATCGCTCGTACACCGTGCACGTAACGTATCTGTAGGACGCTTCATGCAAAAGACTGACTGCGAATATTTCATGTTTATCGACGCTGATATTCACTTCGATCCAGCGGCTGTCGTGCGTCTCGTCAAATCTGGTCACGACCTTTCTGTCGCATGTTACCCCAAAAAGGTTGTCATGTGGGACCAAGCGGCGAACGCGGTCAAGAATGGTGACACCCGTGACATGTCCATGCTTTCGTCCAGTCTCGTCATCAATTTTGGAGCGCAAAATCGTCCCATCGAAAATGGGTTTATCGAGATTTTAGATGGACCCACTGGTTTCATGGTTATCAAACGCTCGGTATTCAAAACACTCGAAGAAAAGTTTCCTGAACTCTGGTGTAAAAATGATCACCAAAATAGGGACTTCGATGACTATCACGCAGTGTTTGATTGTATGATTGATCCAAACAATCGTAGATACCTTTCAGAAGATTATGCATTCTGTCGTCGTTGGCAACAAGCTGAGGGTAAAATTTATGCAGATGTAAATACGACCCTTGGTCATGTTGGCAACCTGCCATTCAGTGGATGTCTGAGTGACAGGCTTAAGGCTTAGACAGGATAGGTATCCATGAAGTTCGCGACAATAATTGTTACTCGATCCAAGTCTTGTCATGTCAAAACGTTACATGGAGTTCTTCGATTGAATATGAAGTGTATTCAAAATAATCATGACAATGAAATCGTATACGTGAATGACAATCCATACGAGAAGGCTGAATTGATACAGACGTACATGAAAAAGTATGAACGTATCATCTTCATCGATTTTGGTATCGGTATCGATGAAGCATCTATCGAACAATGTTTTGGTAGTCATGAGGGTGTGGGATGTCTCGTGTTCCCTGGTGTTAAGGAGGGTATAGATTGGGAACTCTTCAAAGAAAAGGTCAACAGCGGTTCATCTGAACCGGTCTCACAAATGGGACTTCACTTCGATACAAATGTCGGTAAGAAGATTTCTGAAAATATCTATCAAGTCACTTCGACTGATGCGAAAGCATGGATGATGAATACCAAGATTGTCATCAAGAACATCAAAGACAAGAAGACTGGAACTTGGAAGATAAGTCCCAAGATGTTTGAAAAATTTAAGGAACAAAATGTTCGAATGTATGCGTTTACAGCAGCTAAGTTGACGATGACGTATACACATGAATGTGTGAGTAACATCTTGAACGCCGCCGGTGTCAAAGTAAATTAAAGTTTAGGAGGGAATCTAAAATATGTCCACCCCACTTCACAAATATGTCATAGACTTTATACATGCCAGATGGGGAAGTAAAGATTACTTCCCCGGACCACAGCCCATATCGATCGAGTATAAGCATTTTCCGATTTTGAAGGGTGGTGACTATTTGGTGTGTGAGAAAACTGATGGAGAGCGCCACATGATGGTGGCACTCACCTATGATGGAAAGAAGAAATGTCTATTTGTGAATAGGGCTTTTAATATGTTTGAAGTTCCGATTAATCTCAAGAAGAGTGCCTATGATGGGACGATCCTTGATGGTGAATTGTATGACGGGACACTGATGGTGTATGATGCCGTACTCGTCGCTGGTCAGTCAGTGTGGGACAAAACCCTCATAGAACGTCTTGAAGCTGCGCGAGGTCTCATGAAGTCGGTGATCTACATGAAGTCTGATAAGTATCGTCTCAAGTGTAAGACGTTTCACCACATGAGGGATTTTGCAAAGTTTATGGATGAATATCTCCCCACAGTTGAACAAGATGTTGATGGTCTCGTTTTCACACCCATAAATGAACCCATACGTATTGGGACACATGAGACAATGTTCAAATGGAAGCCACAAGAGAAGAATACAGTGGATTTTCTCATGAAGAGGGAACCTTCTAGAGAAACATCGGGTTATGTACCGGGTCGGCCCGCATGGCGCCTGTATGTACAGGAGAAGGGAAAGTTATACTTTGAGAGTGAAATTCCACACAACCGCATCGAGGATAAGACCTGGTTTGAAGATGGAGCCATTGTGGAGTGTGCCTATGTGACATGGGAGGAGCCGATGTGGTGGAAACCCCTAAAGAGAAGGACGGATAAGACCCATCCCAACAATCGTCGCACATTCTATCGAACCATCGTCAACATCAAGGAGAATATCAAGATGAAGGAGTTTTTAGATTGTAGACCATGAAATAATATCCAGCTTCGTCGGGTAACGGGTGTTCTTTGACACTATCATCATCTACGAGGAACCATTTGTTCCTACGCTTCACAAAACTCGCATAGTGTCCATCATCTTGATGACCCACGTGAACAGCTGAGGCTATTAGGTTATATTCACGATCACTGATCTGAATGTTTTCTATGATTTGAATATGACTTTTCCTATCAAATGAGATCATGAGGACTTGTGGTAACTTGGAGAAAAGCATCCTCGTCGTCGCCACATGGTGCGTCTTCCCATCGGTATCCTCGAAGTCTGTGAGGGTATTCCACCCCGTACTATTAGAGAGCATCTTCGTCATATCTTTCCCGTTGGCGGTTATCAAATGGATACTGAAATCTTCTTCATTCGATGACTTCCCACCGGGCCAGAGGGTCTCCTGTACCTTCTTTCCATAAAACCATTTTTTCACTTCGGGTACAGCCGTCTCGAGAATATCGATGATGCACAGTATGGCTTCCTGGACATCATGCTGTTCCCTTGAGCCAAAGCGGGGAAACTTTTTACGAAATTCTGTGAGGAGGTCATCGATACTTAGAGTATCCTGCCCCTTCGTCCAGTAAGTTTTGACAAGTTCAGAGTACTTGGTCGTAAAGGCACATTCACCTTCGTATGGATTTCGTATGAGATGGTTTGTCAGAACTGGAATATGAAGTAGGCATTGGATGGCTGTGTTGAAATAGCACGTGTTTCCGAGGTTTCCAAAACCTTTCATTACATTTTATGCTCAAAAAAGGCTTAAGAGAATGGCGCAATTGTAAAAAGACAAGATGAATATCGCTGAGAAAGTACTCCCTCTCTTCGAAGCCCATAAGGGTGAAGGTGATATCGAGGTCGAAATCCGCCTCGGTAAACATAATGGGTCACTCTTTGATACCAATGTCGGTAAAGATGTCTGGAAACAGGTTCTGAAGGGCCTCAAGAAGTATGATGGATGGGAGAGTACCAAGACGTCGACTTCAGATGTCTATTACAACGACGCCAATAATGTTCGTATCACAGTCGATGAAGATAGTGGAGAACAAACGATGATCCAGAAGATTGCAGTAGTCAAGGAGGATTTCAAGCGTGAACCCCTCGATGTACGCTTCTGTGTCGCTCGCGAGATTCCAACCTCTGGTGAATATGAGATGGATCGTAAGCGCACCAAGACGAGGCATTCCTTCGTCCGTAAAAACCTCAGTATCGATATGACCATCTCTTCGGGTGACAATGCCGACATGGACTCGGAAGAGGAAGCCTCTTACCAAATCGAATTGGAAATTGTGAAGCCTTCGGGTGTTGATTCAATCTACAAGTTCAAAAACATTCTCCAGAAGATTGATGATTTGATGAAATTAATTTCTCAGTAAACACGGATGCGGCTAACACCTCCGGAGCGCGTAAATAAAAAAAATATGTAAATAGAAATGATAGTCCCTATCATTCTCATACTCCTCGTATTGGCCATCATGCGTGATAAACGTACAAAATCCGAGGAGGTTGAGGGTTCTAAAAACTTTCACATGAGCCAGGGTGGATCGAAGGATGTATATCTCCAGATGCACGCTGACGGAATGTCCCAGGATGATTTGAGAAAATTTGTAAAGATGGAGGATCAGTTCTTGGAACTTGAACGTTCAGGTCAGCCCCATATAGTCACAGCAACTCGCCTTTCTAATAAAATTAAAGAGACTTTCCCTAAGTATGACTTTTCCTATCACACCACCCACCTCAAAAAAATTTCTCGCTCTATATAAATGATGAACCGTGTTAAGGAAACCGCCGCCACCGCCGCTAAGAAGGCTCGTAAGACCTTCGATAAGATGCGTGAAGGTGTGATGGCTCCCGCCGTCGCCCCCACCCCCTACGTCGACTCCAAGGGTCGTCGCATCAACAAGACCAACAACGGTGCCATGTTCACCAAGAATGCTGAGGGTAACCGCAACTACAAGCCCGTCGCCAACGCGGTCAAGCCCCCCAAGAACAACGCTCCCATGAAGACGATCACCAAGAAGACCGCGAAGACCGTCCCTAAGGAGATTCGTCCTAAGAAGTAATCGCATTCAGCATGTTAAACAGGTTCCACAAAAGCATCTTATGTTTGGGACTATCTATATCGCTATAGAGATTAATCACACGCATGATGAGTTTGTTATCATCCTCTTCACTCTCATCACGCTTTAGACCACTTACCCGAATGTAATCGGCTGCGACATAAATCATAGCGTCCAAAAACTCCTCCCTCGCCATATGAAGCCATGAGTTCACCGGTGTTCCCCAATCCCTCGTGTCATCATCCGTACGAACACCATGATTATATTTTCTCAACCCGAGCTCGAGCCGTCCGGTTAACTCTTCGAGAATTACCATTTGTATTCATATTGGCCCTAAACTTTAACCAATAGTTGCGGTACTCCACCATCTTCTTGTTCGAAGGGAGTGTCTTCTTACTCATGATGTAGTTGGCAGCCGCACGCTTGTAGGCATTCTTGAGATTGAGAGCGATACCAGTGGTATTCACATTGTTCATGAGATACTTTCGCTCGAGTTCTCTCTTTCTCTCCATCTTCCAACGACTGACGACATTTTTCTTGATCTGATCAACATCCCTCTTGAATGGGACACCCAGCTTGTTACCTTTATTGAGGGCATTGAGAGCGGACTTCATGTTACGTACATCTTGGTTGAGGCTAGGCTTGTAGCGTTTCATCCACTTGTCACCATAGAGTTTGGCGATATCTTTGCGAATGGAGTTTTCGTCGAGACCCCTCTTTTTCATAACTTCAGCCTTCTTGACGTTGCGCTTGGCAACCACGACATTCCGTTTGGTGGGTTTGGGTGGAGGTTTAGGTTTGGGTTTATTTAAATTGTTCCGAACCTTTTCAATCTTTTTACAGAGTGTGACTTTTGTATCCTTTTTGTCGGGTACGATTTTCAAGATTGCGGCGACACGAAGAATTTCATCCTTCTTCATGTCAGTACAAATTTTACGACCAATTTTGAATGTATTTCCAGTGCCAACGAGTGGGACATTCTTTTTCTTATTTGTGTTCTTGAAGGTGACATTCTTCTTCTTGATCATCGCGCAGATCTCTTGTTTAGTCGCACGCCTCGTGACACCGTTCCTAGTTACTCTGAAGTTGACAACACCCATCTTTCTCGCCATGTTTATGAGGTCAGGTCTCTTCATGCGTTCACAAGATTTCGTGTCATTCTTTTTCTTTGGTGACACAGGCTTCTTTTTCGTCTTTTTGGGTTTTACACCTTCGTCGAAGACACCAGTGACATTAATCTGACCATCCTTGTACAGCTTTTCGACCAATTCCTTGGCGATGTCATACCCCTTCAACATAGATCCAGGGGTTTTGGCGCCCACAACCTGAATATTTCCACTCTTGGAAAAGATGAGGGTCATGTTCTCAATTGGAACATAAAGGAAGGGTGTTTGTTCTTCGATAATCGACATGTTCGTCATACCATACATTCGTTGGCGACTCGCGATCGTGAGTAAACTCTTGAAAACCCCGTTGATTCTGAATTGTCCACTGAGATTGTTATATGTGAATGGATTGTAAAAGAAGGGTTGCTTCTCGGTATAGGTATTGACGATGAAACGACGAATGAGTTCGGGTTGGTTAGATATATTGGTACCCACAAAACCACCCGAAAATCGAATTTTCCCGTTACGGTAAATGTTTACCGTCGCACCTTTACTTTCAGTGTCGTTGGAGAGTGTTAACATGAGCTGTACACTGAAAAAGTTCTTATTCAAGGCACCTTTGGGTCCGGCGATTCTCGTATGGGAGAAACCGGTTTTAAACTGTCCGTAAATACCCTTTATTTCCTGTGTGTCTATATAAAGACCTTCACCAATAGGTGTTTTTGGGAGTGGTCTCTTCGCGAGGATGTTTTTGAGATCGACCACGGTTTCCTTCTGTCCGAACCCCGAATCAACTGTGGCGTTAAACATACCTGGGTTAAATTTACTGAATTGGAGGGGGGTCTCCTCGAATTCACGAAGTATGTTATTGGCTATTTTTTCTTCATTCACATCGTCAAACTCATTTTCGAATGCTTTAAACGCACCCGTGTAGGTCTTATCATTGACCAGGTTCATCTGAAGACGCTGTGGAACCTGCACCTGTCGGGGTCTAGGTTTGGGTGGCGTGCGAAATCCCGCGGCACGCTCACGTTCCCTTCGAAGCATATCCTGTTCGAGTTCTCGGGCGAAGTTGTTATTCTCATTCGAGTTAGAGTTTGTCACTTCGACACCAGATTGTCGGACAAATTCCTTGACCTTCTGGCTCATGTTATTATATGTGAGTATTTTTTTAATGATTGTCTGTGAAAGTAAGGTCGTCGTCGTCACTGATCAGATCGAGGCCATAGATGATTGGCTGGTGCTTGTACAGACGCCCCTTATAGGTTACCGTATCGATGCGCACCTCAACATCTCGGGCACTGAATGGACCAGCATAGAAATCCTGGTGAAACTTATGGTTACCTAGGTTGTTCTCCTTACAATGCTGGTTAAATTTGGGTACAAACTCCTTTTGGGGTACGAAGAGTTCCTTGTCAAGCCTGATGTAGGTGGATTCGAGGAAGTTTGTGAGACTACTCGCGACCATCGCAACCTGCTTCTGGATCGTCTTGAAATATGCGGGTACTACGTTCCAAATATCTTTGTCCCTGTACTTACTCGAGTAATCGAGGTACGCCCTGACGCATTTCAGTAGAATGATGGGTAGTTCTCTGTCAAGTTTCTCATCAAGCTGCGGATCGGCTTCCTGTACCTGCTTACCAAAGTTCCAGGGTAGAATACGACGCAGCACGGATCCAGAGTTATCTTTCCAGTTGGGAACCTCGTTACCTCCCAGGACACCTGGAACCTTCCACTCGACGGATACAGCCGTCTGGTTCTTGATCGCGATGGATACATCTTCACCTGAAACGATCGACTGAAATTCAGCCTGTTCGAGGGCGAGATCACCTTTCACCTCAGGGGCAATAAACATGAAGGCATCCTTGATCGCAGAGAGACCGAACTTCTTCTCGATATTGTTTGAGAGGGTTCCTACATCTTCGGGTTCGTAAAACTTCTTGAAAACCTTCGTGATGAGGGTAGATTTACCAGAACGCGCGATACCCTTGAAGAATGGGATCACCTGCCACCCATCCAGTTCACCGACGTCAAAGCACAGCCGACCACCCATGACATACGCCCAGTCACACACCCCATCCTCAAACTTCTGATACTTTAGGACGGAGTCGAAATAGGGAGTGGGGATATCTTTCCAATTCTCCACATGGGAAAAGTCGTCAAACTGTTTGTCAAAGTATTTGCATGCGATGATACTGGGATCGAGGCATGCATACTTGTCACTCTTATACGGATAAAATCTACATTCATAGGCACCCCTCTCTGGGATCCACTCTTTACCCACAAATACACCATTCTTGAATGCCCAAACGTGACGACGCTTCTTGATTTCAGGAAACTGAGCATCTTTACACTTGGAGAGGTTATCGATAACTTCGCGGAAGATTGAACCCTTACTCGTAAAGTTCTTCCAGATGACAAAATTACTTTCCTTTTTGGGAAGTGAATAGACATACTCTTCGATGGTAAACTTCGGATCCCAGGCCCTCGTACGGAACCCATCGACCGTTTTAATCTCTTCACAGCAGTGTCCCTTATAACGGCGATACCCTGCCCTGTAAGCCTCCTTGAGTGAGAGCATCAGACACTTCTGGAGGGGTGTCGAACTTTCGATATCTTCTTCATTCATGGCTGAGGGATCTGTGTAGACACTCACTTGTGGGAGTGCCGTTGGCGAGTTCACACGCTCATAGGAAATCCGATGGCGTCGAACATTCTCGAAACCATCTTCAATCTGGAGAATGACGTAATTAATTCTCTTGATAGTCAGGTCTAAATCTTCATATCCTTTACCATTAGCTTGAACATGGTTCGTGAGTTGAATAAGAAAATTGATCATCCGCTGTTTAATACCAAGAACTGCCATGATGTCAAAACGGTCAGGGTAGGGGAAGCCATCGTTATCGAAATTATCGGGGTGTACAAATTGTCTGTAGCCCAGCATAGCTGAACGCTCTAAACATTTTGAATGGATTTCGGGGTTGAGGTACCATCTGAATTCAAAGTCATCGATAATATTGAGTACCTGTTCCTCATTCATTGACTGGATGTTCTGCTTCTGAAGCTCAGCAAGAGCTTCATATATGTTTGGATCCTTATCAATGAAGTGAGTTACTTTCATTTACACTAATTATACTTCTTCTCTCTAAATTAATTTTTCATCTGAGACAACATCTTTATAAGAATTTTGTTCTGGGTCTGAAGCTGGTTCGCAATGTTCACGAGGGCGGAGCAGACAGTGTCACCGTCGTCAGTAGACATAAGAGAGGTCATGAGTTCGGCAATGTCTACACTCTCCCCAAAGTCCTCCTCGATCTCATCGTCCTCGATCTCGTCGTCCTCCATCTCAGAGATTTCATCCTCAGTTACGATCTCACCCTCCTCAATTTCTTCAGGCTGTGTCGACATTTATTATTGACTGAGAAAAATCAGGGTCGGGAAATGCGCATTTGTCCAGAATTATTTTCTCCGTATAGAGTACAAAACACTCACAATGGCCGGCGGTCTCATGCAACTCGTAGCTTACGGTGCCCAGGATGTCTACCTGACTGGCAACCCCGAAGTCACCTTCTACCAGGCGAAGTACAAGCGCCACACCAACTTCGCGATGGAGAACATCGAGCAGACCGTCAACGGTACTGCCGCCAACTCCGGCCGCGTCTCCGTCACCGTCGCCCGCAACGGTGATCTCGTCGGTGACATGTACATCGAGCTTCTCTCGCTCACCTCCAACACCGCGACTTCCCACCCCACCAACGACTGCAACTGGGTCGCTGAGCGTGCGATCAACAACGTCGAGCTGTCCATCGGTGGCCAGCGTGTCGACAAGCACTACCAGAAGTGGTGGCGCATGTACTCCGAGCTTTACTTGGACGAGACCAAGAAGGCTAACTGGGCTAAGATGACCACTGCCCCCTCCTCCACCGTGTACCTGCCCCTCATCTTCTTCTTCAACCGCAACCCCGGTCTCTACCTGCCCCTCATTGCCCTCCAGTACCACGAGGTGCGCATCGACATCGACCTCTCGTCCGATTTCAACACCTACCTTGACACCACCGTCTTCAAGGTGTGGGCTAACTACATCTACCTTGACACTGAGGAGCGTCGCCGCTTCGCCCAGAAGGGTCACGAGTACCTGATCGAGCAGGTCCAGCACACCGGTTCCGACACCGTCGATCCCAGCAAGACCAAGCAGGTCCGCCTCTCGTACAACCACCCCGTCAAGGAGCTTGTGTGGTGCTTCTCCAACGTTGCCTCCAACAAGAACACCCTGTGGAACTTCACTTCCAAAACCCTCGACACTGACATTGTCCTCGAGTCCGACCCTCTCGCCGCGGCCGCCGAGGCCAACTGCTACGTCCCCGTGTCTTCGGTCGGTACCCCTCTCTACTCCGCTGGTCTCTCCTCTGCGGGGTACACCGAGGAGGCCTCCGGTCCCCTGTCCACCTTCAAGCTTGTGCTTAACGGCCAGGACCGCTTCAAGGAGCAGAAGGGTAAGTACTTCAACCAGGTGCAGGCCTTCAACCACCACTCCGGTAACCCCGCGCCCGGTATCTACTCGTACTCTTTCGCGCTTAAGCCCGAGGAGCACCAGCCCACTGGTACCTGCAACTTCTCCCGCATCGACAACGCCCAGGTTGCTGTCACCATGGGTGACACCGACGCGACCACCATGCACATGTTCGCGACCAACTACAACGTCCTCCGCATCCAGTCGGGTATGGGCGGCCTCGCTTTCTCCAACTAAGCACCAAGTCTTAGTTTTTTGAGAAATAGTATAAAAAATTACCTTTTAAAATGTGTATCAGACATTCTAAAACGTAAAATGTTTAGAAAACTCTTTGAAATTGATAAACCCAAGTTGGGTCGTTGGTCATTGAAGACGTGTAATGAATTGGCCACGTC